GGTGGGTCGACATGGTGGTTGGTGATCGTCAGTCGGTGCGGCCGCGCTGGAAGGCCTCGAACATCACGTCGCGCATGGCGCGGATGTCGGTCTCAATCCGCTCCAGCCGGTCAGCATCGGCCTTGCGGTCTTCGGCGCGCTGCTTGTCGATCCGCTCCCGCTCAAGGTGCAGTTCGCGGTCAAGGCGCTCCAGCATCGCCTCGTTGGTAAAGGCTTTGCGGGTGACAGTGGCGGCGACGGCAAGACAACCGCCGACCAGCGCGGTGATGGCGGAGGTCAGGCCATTGTCGCGGAAGGCCTGGCCGACCTCATGCAGAAGCGACGTTCGTTCAGGCATGTTGATATCCTTCGCTTTCGCGGACCTGCGGTTCAATAATCGGTCTCGACGTAGACGCCCGCGCAGTCGTAGGCGACGGCGGCCGCCGTCGCGCCGTTGTTCATGTAGTTGCGTGGGCTCAAGAGCTGGGTGGCGGCGGGCATGTCAGTGGCGATGGTGAACTCGACGGCCGCCCCACTGACCTCCTCGACCACCCGCACGCCGACGTCGGCCCCGTTTGGCGCGGCGGCGATGTAGAGCGTCAGCACGTTGGTCATGCTGGCCACCGGGAAACTGGCCCCAAGGTCGATCAGCGTCGGCGCGCCGCTGCCGTCATTGTGCACCAACTGCCAATTGGTGTGGGTGCCGCGCTGAAAGCCGATGCCGATGCAGTTCAGGACGGTGGCCAGCGTCAGGGTGGTCGCCAGCGCTGCCACAGAGCCATACAGCCCGAAGAACCCCATCCCGGTCGCCTGCACCGTGGTCAGCGACAGGCGGTTGACGTAATTCCACCCGCCCAAGCCCTCGGCATTGCCGCGCCAGCAGACCCAGCCCGCCGAGCGTTCTTCGGCCACAGCGCTTGCAGTTGCCGCACTGGTGACGCGCCATCGCCGCATGCTGTCGGCCAGCCCTGTGGTGGTCAATGTCGGCGTCGCGACGGTACCGACAGCCGTACGCGGCATGCCGTTCGTATTCACTGTTGTGCTGGTGGACGGCGCCCAAGTGGCGATCCGGTTGACCCCGAAATGCGGCTGCAGCGGAAAGAACCGGCCCGAGGGGCGCTGCACATCGAGCCATCCAGCCCCGGCGCGGTCGCGGGCATAGACGGCCAGTTTGCCTGCGGGCGGCGGATCGGGAGCCGCGGCGAGGGCGGGCATCACCACCGGTTCGGGCAGTTCGACCCGGCCCGAGCTACGGTCGATCCGCATCGCGTCAAAGAAGGCCGAGCCATCCGGGCTGACCTTGAAGCTGAAGTCGTCGTTGCCGAGCAGCCCGATCAGCGCCCGCGCCGAGAAGCCTGTCTTGAAAGAAAAGGCCGCATCGTTTCCGGCCGCTGCCTTGTTGACCGTCGACTCGATCCCGGCGCCTGCGTTGTTGATCAGCACGGCCGGGGTGTTCATCGACAAGCGGTTGTAGCTGTCGGCCGTCGCTCCGCCGAGGCCCAGCAATTGCGCAGTCAGGTTGGCTTGCGGCATGCCGACCTGCGTGACGGCATTGGCGAAGGTGACTGTGGGAGTGTTCACCACGGTCATGCCGCCCGACCCAGCGGTGGCGGAGCCGATGTTGACGACCGTGGTGGACCCGGATGCGCCGCCGGTGCCGAGGTTCACAGTCTTGGTGACGCCGGTGGTCGTGGCTCCTGTGCCCATGCCGTAGGTGGCGGTCGTTGTCGCCGTGCCGATGGTGGCCGCCGCCGCCGAAACTGTGACCGTACCAGAGGCGGTCAACGTGCCGGAGAAGGTCTTGTTGCCGCTGAAGGTCTGCGTGCCCGCGAGGATCGCCAGTTCCGACGAAGTGTTTGGCAGGGTAAAGGTCCGGGTTGTGCCGGTCGTGATCCCCGACAGCGAAAGCAGCGCCCTCTTCGTCGGATCAGCGTCGTTCACCAGGCTGAACACGGCATCCGACACATCGACCGGCTCGCCGACCGGATCCCAGCTAGAGCCGTTCCATACGGCGAAGACCGCCTCATCCGCGATCCATGCCAGCCAGCCGGGGCGCGGGACTAGCCGCATCCAGACGCCATCGACCCAGAAGGCGATGTTCAGATCCCAACCTGCCCAGAGGCCAGTCGAACCGGATGCCACGATATGCCGGTCACCATCGGTCGGGCTGACGGGCGGCGTGGTCCGGGTTCGGTCGAGGACCGATAGCTGGACCATCGCATCCAGCAGGCGCAGCGCCTCGTTGTGGGTCACATGCTTTTGCGCCTGCGATGCGAGGATGTAGGGCAGCAGGAGGTGGGTGGTGATGTCGGACATTTTCCCGCCTTTCTGGGGGTGCGCTTTCAGAAGGTGAGCGTGACGGATCGCCCAGCGCCCCGGCCGATCAGGACAGAGAGCTGGTAGATGCGGATGGCAAGGGATTGGCTGGGCCCAAGGGGTGCGCCCCAATCGGCGGTCTGCTGCGCGGCGGTGTAGAGGGCAGAGGTGGTGGCAACTTGTAAGGTTCTCTTACGAGTTGCTCCGTCGAGGATGTCCACCTCGTACGTTTCATTGTCCTCGGCCAAGGGCACATCGCCCGCAACCCAAGAGTCGGCGGCCAATGACCGCGACCGGCGCGTCCAGCGGATCGTGAGGTCGCCCGGACTGCGCGCGATGCGCCAAGGTTGCTCGACATGGCCGACCGAGAAGGGTCGCAGCCCAGCGCCCTCGGGTGTGAAAGCTGCGGCAACAAAGGTCTCGTCGCTGACCGGGCGCGACGCCGGGCCGATGCGCCAGTTCCACGGCAGACCCAGATCGGCCTCGCTGATGGGCAGGGGGGCCACGACAGTGTCGAGCACCACCAGCCGCGTGCCGGTCGGCACCATGCTGACCATCGCCCATTCGGTCCCACGCTGGCCCCGCAGCAGACGGGTCAGCCGATAGCGCCCCGGTGCGATCAGTTCGGCCGTACCTGCCTGGACGATTTCCCATTGCCCAGCGCCGGTTTCGACCGCAAGTGCATTCGCGCCGCCCAGCAAGGTGATGTCCGTGACGCTCTCCAGCGTGCCGGAGAACAGGTCCACTACCAACGCATTGCCCAGATCGAAGCGCGATACTGGCCCAGCAAAGAAGTCGGCCGCCAGCACACCGATGCGCGCCCGCGAGCTGGAGGTGGTCAACAGGGCAAAACCATCTGTGGCGGCGCTGCGGTAGACGGCGATCTCGCCGGGCCATGGTTTGGCACGCGCCGCGATCATGGGCCGATGCGCAGGCTGATCCTCGCGCAGCTGCGGCAGGTCCATCAGCAAGATGTCGGGCGCGCCAAACACGGTCGGCGTGGACAAGGACGCCGGTCGCGGCTCGCCGGGCGGCAAGTCATAGACTGTCCGGTCCTGCCGCACCGCATCGATACTGCGCAGGTCGGAGTCCGCGATGGACACCAGACGCATTTCCGTCAGGCGGCCATCGTGGTCCAAGAGGATCACGTCGCAAGGATCCAGTGCCAGTCGCGAGGGTGGCAGGCGGAACACAGCACTTTCGCGCCCCACCCAAGCCTCCATGAGCGCGCGGCGGCAGCGGCGTTCGGCCTCTTCGGGCGGGATCGCCATCGGGAAACTTTCCGAGGCGATGCGCGTGGTGTCGACGGTGATGCGGCGTGCTTCCACTTGGGCTGCGTCATAGTCCTCGTCGGCGCGCGCGACCTGCCACTTCAAGGCCTGCGGCAGCTCGGTTTCCTGCGCCCGGGTCAATTCCATCACGTCGCCTTGGGCCGAGGCCGGGGCCACCATGCTGTCGGGCGCGATGGTCAGACCGGCAATGCGGCCGCGCATCAGGAACTTGATGCGCCCCTCGCTCTCGACCGCATCGAACCCGAAATGCCGGGCCAAGGTGGAAATCGACGCGCGCGGGACTTCCAGCGCAGAGATCACATACCCCTCGACCGCACCCCAGAGACCTGAGACGTCGATCAACTCTTCCGGCATGCCTGCGCGCAGGCAAAGGTGCCGTACCAGCGCCGCGAGCGACACCGCGCCAAGCCGGCCGGTCAGCCAATGCCCCAGCCGCCAGTTCGGCCCGTCTGTCCATACGTCGGTCAGTTCTGGAAAGAACGGATAGGGCCGGGCATCCCAGGTCCAGGCGGCGCATTCGGGGACATGCACCATGCGGTTGCCATAGACGGAGGACACTGGGTTGTTCGCCGCCTGACCCCAAAACAGAAAGCTGGCTTCCAGATAGGCCCGCTGGATCGCGTCATCGCGCCAGCCGCGAGAAAAGTAAGGCGTGAAGCTTTCCGATGATTTCGGGTCGAAGAACACGTTCGGCTGGTTGGTGCCGCGGTCAATCGCCGGGCAGCCGAGTTCTGTAAACCAGATCGGTTTCGATTGAGGCACCCATGCCGTCTCGGTGCCGCTCTCGACGCCGCCCGGCCGGTTGAAATGCGGGTTTTGCCACCAGGCGCGTAGATCCTTGAAGCGGAAGACCCATGGTTTGGCGTTCGGCGAGTCACTCGGACCAGTGGCGCTCCCCGCCTCACCACCATCGGTGATCGGCGTGCGGTTCTGCGCGGTTCGATCAAGGGCGGTGGCATAGAACCAGTCGAAGCCTTCGCCGCCGGTGGTGTTGGATTGCAAATAGGCCCGGTCATAGATCGCCGGGGCCAGGCTCGCATCGGCATGATCGAAGCCGTCGCGCCAATCCGACAGCGGCATGTAGTTATCGATGCCGATGAAGTTGATGTTGGCGTCCGACCGAAGCGGGTCGAGGTGGAAGAAGACATCGCCCGACCCATCGTTGGGATGGTGACCGAAGTATTCCGACCAGTCGGCGGCATAGCCGATCTTGGGCCCAGCGCCGAGGATCGCGCGCACATCGGCAGCAAGGGATTTGAACGCGGTCACCGCAGGATAGGTGCTGGCACCCGACCGAATGGTGGTCAGACCGGGCATTTCCGACCCGATCAGGAAGGCGTCAACGCCCCCGGCTGCTTTGCAGAGATGCGAATAGTGCAAGATCATCCGGCGCAGCGACCATTCGCCGACCGGGCCGGTCCAGCTGACAGAGGTGCCTGACACGCTGAAGTTGGCGGGCGTTGCCGTGCCGAACAGGGCTGCAACCTGCGTTGCCGCTGTCGCAGTCTTGTCGACCGATCCTGCAAAACCAGCTGCCGGGGAACAGGTGATCCTGCCGCGCCAGGGGAACGTCGGCTGGCCCGAGGTGGCGGCATTGGCGCTGTAAGGGTTGGGCTTTGTGTTGCCGGGCGCGACGTCCAGCAGCAGGAAGGGATAGAAGGTCACCCGCAACCCGCGCGCCTTCATCTCCTGAATGGCCTGCACCACTGCGAAGTCGGCGGGCGTGCCGCCATAAACAGGACGGTCTTCACCATCGCGACTGACAAGAAACGCATCAGCACGTGCGACACCGTTCACGACCCAAGCCGACGGCGTCGTTGTCTTGGTGGCCACCTCGACGCCCGGCTGCACCTTGCAGTTTCCAGCGCGCAGGTCATCGCCGAACCATGCAACCACCAGGCTGACGCTTTCCACCGCCGGAGCGAGAGACTGCAGTCGGTCCAGCGCCACCACGATGTCGGCGGTGTCGGTGATTGCGTTCAGGTTCTCGGCCACTGTCGCGCCGCCGGAGCCGGTGGATTTTTTGACCGGGGCGGTCGCATAGGTGAATTCGCCGGATGCCGGGATCATCGTCACAGCCTTCACCAGCCCTTCGGCGGTGTCGGGATCCGCGAGCGGGCGGAACACCTCGAAACTGATCTGCGGCAGCCGGTTGCCGAAAGCGCTGAGGTTCAGTTCCTCGAAGACGACATAAGCCGTGCCACGATAGGCGGGGGTGCTCGCCGCGCCCATCTTGGCGGAAATGAACGGATCTGGGGCCTGCACCTCGTCGCCCGGATACCAGCGCCATGTGACGCCGGTCATGTCCATGGCCTTGCCGTCGGCCCAGACCCGGCCAATGCCGGTGATCTCGCCTTCGCAGAGCGCCACGGCGAAGCTGGCGAAGTAGAGATATTCGGTGGTCGTGACCTTGGGTCCGCTGCCCTTGCCGCCGCCCTGGCTGGTTGTGTTGACCTCTTCTCGGAAATCGGTGGCCCAGATGATGTTGCCGCCGATCCGCATCCGGCCGAAGAGGCGCGGGATCACTGCGCCTTCAGTCGAGGAGGTGATGCGCAGGCTGTCGAGCCGCGCGCCCTCGATCCGTTGCGCCGGGGCGAGGGACGATACGATCCAGTTGTCGACCACAGAGCCAATGGTCGAGCCGATGAAGCCGCCGATGGCCGCACCGGAAAAGCCGAGGATGGCACCGCCAAATGCGCCGCCAATCGCGGAGCCGACGGCGCCGAGAACCAAAGTTGCCATGTGTGGGGTCTCAGTCTCTTGGGAACAGGAAGGCGAAGGCGATCTTGCGCGCCCAAGCCGTGGTCAGGGTTTGCTCGACGACACCCAGCCGCTCATAGGCATGGATGAAGCGGTCTGGCGCGGTCAGGATGCCGACATGCTTGGCGATGGCGCGAGGGGCCATCCGGAACAGAACAAGCGTGCCGGGCCCGGCCTTGGGGGACATGATTTCCGGCATCATCTGGCGCGCACCTTCGGCCAGAACCTCGCGCGGACCGGTCTCACCCCAATCCCGGCTATACGGCGGAATGGGAAACGGTTCGTCGCCCACCACCTCACGCCAAACGCCGCGCGCCAGCCCTAGGCAATCGCAGCCGACCCCGCGCAGGCTGGCTTGGTCGTGGTAGGGTGTGCCGAGCCAGCTGCGGGCAATGGTGATGACCAAGGCGGGATCGGCTGTCATCACAGCACGTTTCCTTCATGGCCGCCGTCCTGGCTGGCATAGCGCAGTACGGCGTCTTGGCCTGGGATGTTGGGGAAGCCCCGGAAGTTGGCGACATTCGCGAACTTGGCGCCGCAGGTCGCGATCCTCTTGTCGCAGCCTGCCCGCGCGATGAAGCTGTCGCCCTCGGCGATGGCGCGCGCCGGTGCCTCCAGCAAGGTCAACGTCGCGATACTGCCATCCACACCATGCGCCAACACTTCAGTGACCCGCCCGGCATTTGCGCCGCTGGTCCAGGTCAAGGTGCCAGACGTGAACCAGCCTGCGTCGAACCCTGACAGCCCAGAGGCCATGAAGGCCCTGTCGCGCAAGATGTCGGTGACGATACCAGTGCCCTTGTAGATGGCGTTTTCCAGATCAATGCCGCAGCGCGCATCACCCAAACGGGCATCGCACCCCGCCTGAAACGTCCGCCCGACCGTCTGGCCAAGTACATGCGCCAACGACCGGACTTCAGCCACAAAGGCCATGCGGCCGCGCCGGATTTGCCCAACCGCACCTCGGCGCAAAAGCACGCGCTGGCTGGTGTCAGCCCAATTGACCCGCCACAGCTCGACAGCCGCATTGTCCCAGCGCCCATCAAGGATGTCGGTTTCCGTGATCCGGTCAGAGGTCAGAACGCCGGTCGCATCCTGCGCATCGACAGCGAGGTCGGACCCGGCGCGGATCTCCGAGGCTGTAAACCCGCTTTCAGGTTCAAACGCGGTGCCATCGAAGGCAAGCGGACGATCATGATCGGTGAAGCCCAGCGCCACACCGTCGGCGCGGCTGATCCGCCAGCACCAGGACAAGGACGTGGTGCCGTCATCAAGATGGGCCTGCAGCGCTGGCGAGAGGTTTTTCATCTGCGAATCTCCAGCAAGGGAATGGCGGTGATCGAGCCGAGCCGTTCAAAATCGAGTGTCACATCGAGGGTGTCGCTGTCGAAGCGCACCGGCACATCGAATTCGAAGCCAGCGCGGACGATGACGCCACCCGCAGGGGCGGTGGTGAAGGTGATGACGCCGGTAGTGGCATCGAGCGTCCAGCCCGATATCTGTTCCACCATGCCCAGCGCCACGCGGACGGTCCCGGCCACCGGTTTGGTGATGGCCCGCACCCAAGTCTGCGCGCCGGAGGTATAGCGTTTCGACAGCTGGAAGGTTTGTAGGCTGCCGGTCCCGGTTCCGATCTGGTGGTCGGTCGCGGTGATTGCCTGCGACGGCAGGGCAGATTTGTAGTCGGCCCAGTCCTTGTAGCGAAACCCGTGCAGGCGGCCGTTGCGGGCCTCGAAGAAGGCAACCACCGCTGCGAGATCATCGGCACGGCGGATGCCATAGGCCACATCATAGCGACGGCGACTGTCGGCCCAGCTGGCGTTGCGTTCTTCATCGCCGCTGGCCAGTTCCACGATCTGTGTCCGCCGTTCCGGCCCACCGCGCGCGCCGCGGCTGATATTGTCGGGGAAGCGCACTTCATGGAATGCCATCACATGCCCCTCCGGCCGAGGGACACCGCGCGGGCGATGTCGGCTGCGACCTGCGTGCGCGATTGCCGGAAGCTTTCGGCGTCCCGGGCATTGATCGTGACGTTGACAGCGGTAGCACTGGACTGACCTTGGCCGTATCCCGCGGCCTCGCGGCGCGACAACACCCGCTCACCGCGCTGAAGGATTGCCGGAACCTCGTCCGGTTTGATCCCGGCCCAGCCGCGCGAATGCATGCGCGGCGCACCCGCGAAGGCCATGGCCGGGACCATCCGGCCCGGGCCCGGCGCGCCGACCATGCCACCGGCGTGCAGGATATTGGCGAATATGCCACCCGCGCCGCCAAGCGCGCCCGACAGCGCGTTGGCGATGGGGCCAAGGATGAAGCGTCGCGCGGCCAGCTTGGCCAGATCGGCGATCATCGAGGTGACCAGGTCGCGGAAATCCAGCTTGCCGGTTTTCACGAAGTCGGCCACGGCGTTTTCGGCCGAGGTGAAGGCGCTGACCAGCGTGCTGCCGATATCACCCCCGATGTCGCGCGCCTTGGCGGCATAGTCGGCGAGCGCTGCCGTAACGGCTTGCCAGCCGGTCAGTGCCGTATCCGCGCCCTCGGCGGCCGCCGCCCCGGCGTTGCGCGCCGCACCGCCTGCGCCATCGGCTGCGGTAGCGGTATCGTTAAGCCCTGCCGCGAGGGCATCGGCTGACCCGGCAGCATCCGCCAGCGCCGCTTCGGCCTCCGCACCGGTGCCGGTCATGGCATCCTTAAGCGCCTGCCAGCTGGCCAGTGGACGACTGGCGGCATCGGCAAGCATGCCAGCTGCCTCGCGATAGCCGTCACCGCGGGCGTGGGCATCGTCTGCCATCGTGCCAAGCGCGAGGTCAGGCGGTTCCAGATACGTCTGGGACAGCGCAGCCGAGAAGGCATCGGCGGCGGCAGCGCCTGCAGCTGTTGCGGCACCCTCAAACGGGTTTCCGATCCGGCTGAGTTCTACGGGATAGAGTGTGCCGATCCGCACCCCACCTTCGCCAGTGGCCCATTCGGGCAGCAGCGCCAGCGCGGCGTTCAGCCCGTTGATGAAATTATTGATGCGCGTCACGACGCCGTTGAGCATCGCCTCGACCCCGGAAATCAGACCGTTCGCTGCCTGGAAGGCGAAATCGCCGATGGCGCCCGGCAGACTGCCCCAGATTGCCACGGCAGCGTCATAGGCTCCCTGGAAGATCGCCGCCGTCCGGTCGCCGAAGCTGACAACGCCCGAAATGGTGCCTTCGAGGGCCGAAAGTCCGGCCGCCTTCAGCCGCTCCCAGCCAGCGGCCATATTGGCAAAGGCGGCGTCGAGTGACAGGCCGATGCGGGACCAGACCTCTTTGGCAAGGTCGCCCAACAGGCGGAAGGCTTCGCCCACACCACCGACACGGGCGACAAGCTGCGAGAACTGATAGACCAACTCACCCGCACCGACGATCAGCGCACCAATGCCGGTGCGGATTAACGCTCCGCGCAAGATGACCAGAGCTGTGGCAAGGCCGCGCACCGACAAGGCCGCAGCTGCCAACCCTGCCACCCAGCGCCCGGCCATGAAGGCGGCGAAGGTCGCCGCATAGGAAGCGAGACGACCGAGATTGCCAATCAGCGCGTCGATGGCCGTCCGCAGGATCCCGCCATCAGATGCGAGGGAGACGAAGGCATTGGCCAGCACCTCGACCGATGGGGCCACGGCGACGGCGATTCGGTTGCGCAGGCCCTCGAACACCAAAGACATGTTGCCAAGAGCAACTTGGGTGCGCCGAATGGCCTCGACGGCGTCCGTGTCCAGCACCGCGCCAAGGTCGGAGGCCTGGTCGCCCAACCGGGCCATCTCGGTCCCGCCATTGCGCAGGAGCGGCAGGAGGCGCGTGGCGTCTGAGGCCATGGCCTCCAAGTAGAAGGTCATCTCCTGCTGGCTAAGGCCAGCGCGTTCCAGCGTGTCGACATAGAGTTGCAGGGCTTCCGGCCCCGAGAGACGGGCAAACTGATCCGCTGTGACCCCAACACGCGGGGCTACACTTTCGAAGAAATCCGCCATCGGACCGCCGCCGGTCTGCAGGAAATCCCCGACCCGGTCGTTCACGTCCTTCAGGATATCGGCGAGCTTTTCCTGTTCGATGCCAACCGTCCGCGCCCCGGCCGACCAGCGTTGCAGAGCTTCGGGCGTGGCATTCGCGACCTGTGCGAACTGCCGGATTTGGGCAGCGCTTTCGGCTGTGGATCGCACGATCAGGCCGAGTGAGGCCGTGGCAGCAGCGGCGGCAGCAGACATGGCGATGCCAGCCCGGCGCGCAAAACCGGCAAGCCGGGTATTGGCCAGTTCCATCTCTCGGGAAAGACGACCAAGGCCCCGGGCCCCAGCCTCGCCGACGCCCTCGAGTTCCGCACGCACCTGGCGGCCGCCCTCCGCCACGAGGCGCACGGACACACGCTTTTCAGCCATCGCGGCCTCCTTCCACTTGTTCGTTCAGTTTGCGCACCATCACTGCCTCGATCTCGGGCAGCAGTTCGGCAGCGATCAGGGTGTTGACGCCCAGTGCCCGGGCGAGGGCCAAGGCCGCGCCCATGTCCCAGCCGAGCACCGCGCCGGGGATGACGCGCAATTGCCCACCAAGGCGGCCGACCAGATCCCAGACCTGCCAGCCATCTTCCGTTTGCGGCCGGTTCAGTCTTGCGGGGCAGTCGGGGCAGCGCCCCGCGCAGGCCGCGCAGTACCGGTCGCCCCCGCCGAAGGACCAGTCGGCGAGGGCGCGGAGACGTTTTTTTCCTGATCCAGGAGCAAGCCGCGCGCGACATACTGCGTCTGGAAAGCCTCGAAAACCGGCCAGATTTCTAGGAGCGCGTCGATGCCTTCCGGCGAAACGGGTATGATGTTGCCCGCATCATCGCCAACACCCTCCCAATCCAGCACCGCGCGCCGGGCTACGGATTTGGCCATGGCGAGTGCCATTTCCTCTTGGGTCGCACCTTCGGGGAGCGTTTCCACAGCCAGATCGGCGCGGGCAGACACCATCAGCGCGGTGGTCAGGGGGCCGACCAGCAAGCGCAGGCCAGGGGCGAGGTCCAGCCATTCGGGCGTGGCGGTGAGGTTCAGTCGGATCATGATCAATATCCTGCAAGGGTGTTGACGAGAACGGCGGTGCACATGCGGGCGGGGCTGGCAGCTTTTGCGGCCTGCCAGTCGAAGCTCGCCTGCACGCCCTGCGGCCCGGCAATCTCGATCCGGGGGATTGGGAGGTAGACCGCGTGGGCGGTGAAGGTGAAACTGGCGTTCGCCCCGAGGCTGTAGACGAACTCCAGCTCGCACGGGCTACCGTCGATGGCCTGCGTCACCAGCGTGCTGTCCGAAAACCGCACCTCGATCCGACCGGTCAGCCCTGCCATGGTCGGATCGGCCCCATCGATGCGTCCATCGCCGCGGATGGATTCGATCCGGTCGAGGTTGTTGGAATAGGTGATTTCGGCCGAGACTACGTTGCCCAGCGCGGTGCCGTTGCGTTTCACCGTGCCGTTGAAATGGCCGAAGCGCTGCAGGCCCAGTGCGGTGGGCGTGCCAGCGGCGGTCGTGGCGGCGATGGTTTCGCCTTGGGCAACGAGGCGGGGTGTCGCTGTCAGCAGGCCGGATCGCTGCATTTGCCAGGACAACTGATCCAGCACGCAGCCGGAATACATTGCAAACCGTGGCACCTCCGGCATCGCTGTTTCAATCGCCATGCTGGGCAGCGTCCAATTGCCCGACTGGAAGGTGTGGGTCTTCGGCGTCGTGCCGTTGGTCGTCGGTTGGCCGAACGCAGCCTTCAGCCAGAACCCAAACGCCTCGACATCGATGGGGATCACCACCTCACCGTCGGCGGTGACCGCATCCTTGATCGGAGCCAAGGGATCGCGGCCATAGCCCAGCAGTTCGGATTCCAGCAGCGGTTGCTCCGACCCGAGTGTCGCCCGGGCGAAGGGCATCAGCCGGAACCCACTGACCGGCGGGGTGCCGTAAACCGTCTCATACGCAAGCGCCATCTGCGCCCGCGCGCCTTGCGCACGTGCCATGGGGGTCTCCTTTATGTGGGGATGGTCAGGCCAGAGGGCCGGTTGTGGTGTAGTGCAGGACGACGGTAATCACCGCCGCCTTCAGCGCCGCAGCGCCATCGATGGGCAGATCGACAGAGGCCGGTGCCTCGGGTTCGACCCAGTCGCAAAGGCCGCCAAGTGTACGGTCAGCATCCAGCGAAGCGCCGATGGCAGCGATCAGGGTGTCGAAGGCGCTGGCCCGTCCGGTTCCGACCTGGACGACAACCTCCAACTCAGCCCGGTGCTGGTAGTGGTAGCGCAGAGGCGACAGCGTCACCTCCGGCTCTCCCGGCTGGCCATCGCGCAGGATGATCAGCCCAGCTGCGGGGATCCGTTCGGGCAACACCTCATCGCGCAGAGTGACGGCGGCAAGCGACTGCAACCGCGCATGCAGCGCGGCAAGGATGGTTTCGCGGGTGGTGGGCATGGCTCTCGCTGCTGATGCCAGTGGTTGTTGCCCGACAGCTAAGCAGCTTCAAGCATTGGTTCTTGGAGGACTACTGCAAGCTACCAGAAAGAGACGACTCATGGCAAAATGCACGCAGCAGATGATTCTATAAGTTCATCGTTCAATGCCCCCAACGGAGGATGCTAGATTGCAGAAATTTACTCTCAGTGCTGCATTTATTGCAACGCTTGTTCCGTTTTCGTTGGAGGCACAGGGCCTTGAGGCAGCAATGGCCGCGGGATCGGTTATTAATCAGACAAAGGAAGCGATTGAGGAAGTTGTTGATCTTGCATTTGATCGTCTTGACATGACGCTCCTAGCCGCTGCGATGGAGGCACGAGCGACTGTCAACTCAGCATCCCTGCAATTTCAAGATGCGCTGACGACTTCAATAGATGAGGTAGACTCTCAGCAGCGAAGAATTCTCGAAGACCTGAACACCCTTAATGTGGCGGCTGAGGAAAGTCTTGAAACCTTGGCGGAGGAGCTCAAATCCGGCACAAATCAAGCCCTCTCTGACATTCGGCTCCTTCTTTCTGACAACGTAGGGGCAGTCTATGTATCCGCGCGCCCCACACTACTTAATGCAGATTTCTTCGAAATCGTGGTCGAGGGAACCGCACTTTCAAATGCTGAAATGGACGATTTTCGCGTGGCGACCATTCCAGTAGAGCCCATGGTAACGTCACAAGATGACGGCGTGATCATTTATCGGGTACCCATGGCCGTTTTGTCCGAATTGCCGGAGTTCAATATCGAAAGCAACGTGCCAGTCGAATTGCAAGTGGCATTTTCTTTTGTTGAGGCAGGGCGATGGTTTTGGTCTTCTGATAATGTCAGGCCGTTCACGACCACGGCGATCTTTCTTCCAGAAGAGATCGGTAGTGTCCGGGCCGTTTTTTCTGTCACGACCTCTGAAATGGAACGTCGCCGGCAAACTCGGGGCCCCTTCACGAGCAACCGGGTCCAATCAAGAGTAAAGTGGGATGGAATAGAGGCCGGGCATCGTCGTGATATATGGCTGGCATCGCCGTCTGAGGGATGGCGTATCGATCTATCGACCGCTGAATTTCGTTTCGAGCATGTGAACGATAGTTGCTCTAACTCGCGAGCCACAGCTGCATGGACAGAGCAAACCGAACAGATTCTGCGCGTTACAGCCACCACATCTTCAGATCGTCGGGCCGGGGCAACTTGCGGAACGAAAACCACAATTTCGTTTGATGAGTGGAGAAGCACTGATGTAGAGGGTGACTTTGTGACAGACGAAGTAAACATTACCGCATCAGATACGGCTAGAGTTGCGTTGGTTAATGACGCTAATGTCCGACGCGCACGCCTGTCGCACATTGAGGTTTCATCTCCAATGTTTGGCGAAGGCACTAGGATCTTTCGAATTGATAACCTTCCTGACGGAATAAGTGCAGACTATGATGCTGCGGCTCAGGCAGTGTTTGTTACAGTAGGGTATCGGTGAAATAACGCAATAATGGGTGCATGGAAGTGTTCTTGTTTTCTGTCTCCTTCAATTGCCTCTTCTGAAGAACGGCAAGACTGGAAAGGTTTGAGAGATTCTCTTTGATGGACGATGCAGATCTGTACGCGCTTTACCGACATTTCGGTCCAACAAGTGCTGTCATCCAGTTCTCCCTTCCACCCATTTCGCCACGATCATTCCCGGCACGCCGTCCACCGCCCGTTCCGCATCCCGCGCCAGATCCAGCCGCTTGCGTAGCTTGACCTGCGGGACCAGCAGGAAAATCGGCACAGTTGCCACGCCGCGCCCGGTTTTCGACTTGGATGCAACGGCCCGGCCTTTGGAATTCAACCGCCCCTCGGCCACCAGCAGGCTCGGACCCCGGCGGCGGTAGACAAACCGCAGGCGCAGGCCGCTGCGGCGTTCCCATTCGCCGGGGGTGATCCGGCCACCCTTGGTGCTTTTCCCGGCGGCAGGCGTCGGAATCGCCAGCCAGAACCCATCCTTCGACCGGATCAACGGCCCTGTGTCATGCGCGCCGATGATCACCGGGGCGTTCGACCAGACGAGGGCCGCCGCGTTCAGGCTTTCGCCGGATTTGGGGAAGCTGGCGAGCCGGATGGAGTTGCCCAGCCTCGTGCCAAGGCCCGCGCCGGTGATCTGGCCGCGCCAGGCGGACTTCAGGGAACTGCCCGCCTCGCGCATGGCGGTGGACACCGCCTTTTCCCCGGCGGCGATTTCGGCCTGCATCAGGGCGACAAGGTCTGGGTCAATGGCGATTTTCAGTCTCATGACGGGCGCAGGTCCAGTGTCCAGATCAGACGTTCGCGGTCGCGGACAGGCTCGCCCTGAATGGTGAAGCTGTCCGTGCCGATCACGATCAGATCGCCCGTGCGCGGATCGGGCAGGTCAGACACACGGACATCCAGCATCATGGTGACGCTGACAAAGCGCCCAGCGCCGAATTCCGTGGTCCGATCCGGGGCGCGGCGGATAACGCGGATTGGGCGTTCCTCCGATGTGGTGGCGGAAATCCAGACTGCGGCCGCCGCCATGGACGGGTTGGCATAGATCCGGTCCATGGCGGCGGCGAAGGCGTTCATGTCGGGGCCGTCAGTTCGAGGTGTGGATGCGGATCGCGATGCGCGGCCGTTTGTTCACCGGCAGGATCGAGGCCTCGGTCATCAGGTCGATCCAGCGGCCCTTTTCGTCGAGGTGCTGGCGGGCGTAGAGGGGCAGGCCGAGGGTGTTTGCCGCCTCCAACAGGTTGGCGGGGCCGCCATAGGTCGTGAACGTGTCCATCGTTCCCAAGGGGAAGGCGATGCCTTCGTTGGCCGGGACCAGCCGTTCGGTGGCCTTGGTCGAGAGCGTGACGGTGCCCGCGTATTCCTCGAACACGATGCCCGCGAAGGGGAAGTTGCGGCGCACATCCTGGCGCAGGGGCTGCGCGCCAGTGGCGGCGTAGAACTTGTAGGCTTCTTCCGTCTTCGGGTGGGCGATCAGCTTGTCGAAGAATTCGCGGCTGACGAGGGCATGCACGTCCGTCATGCTTTCGCCCAGCAGGTTGTCCTCCATCGCCCGCAAGACCTCGCGCACCTTGCCCTGAACGTTGGTGCCTGCCGTGCCCAGCAGGAAGTCCACCGAGATCTGCGCCAGGCCGAATTCGGTGAAGTAGTTGTAGAGGGTCGTGCCAGCCCCGTCCTTCACGATGCCGCGGAGCGCGTTCATCTCCATGTATTCGCGGGTCTGGGCATGCTTGCGGCGCATCAGCTGCAGCTTGCGGTTCATCACCTCGACCAGCGGGTCGGCACCATCGAAGACGCCCAGCGCGGGCTGGCCCTGAATGTCACCGGGCAGGATGACGTCATCATGCGGGATCCACGGCAGGGCGAAGCTGCGCATCGAGCGGCCTTCCCGGGTGCCGACGGTTGCAGGACCACCCAGCGGAACCGAAGGCAGCAGGTTCAGGACACCCTCGTATTGCTCGATGATCACCGACCGCTGGGTGACGCCTTCGAAGCGGAAGAGGCCGATCTGGTCGAGGCGGGTGTAGAGGTTGGGCAGGATGTTGATGGCCTGCGTCATCTCGGCGAGCGAGTAACCGCCAGCGTCAAAGGGATTGCGAACGATGGTCATGGGGTGCTCCGGGGGAAAGAGG